GCCTTGTTCGTGCTATTCGTGAAGAACGCTACTCGGTTTTCTATTGCGGCTTGAGTCGCTAAGAAAGCCGTATCAGTATCAGAGACGCCAACAACGCCGGTGAAGGTTCCGAGCCCTACCCCAACGCCGCCGCTCAGTTTCCCACTAGCAAGACCGGCTAGCGTTGCGCCTACGTTCACGTCATTGTCCGTGTAGGTAAGGGTAATATCGTTTCCAGAGACGCCGGGGACCTTCGCAGTTAGTGTAACCACGGCGCTAGCGGCTACGGCGGTAACTAAAGCACTAGCCGTTGCATGGGCATTAATTTGAGCCGCAAGGCTTGTAGCCGTGGCATTGTTAGAGGTAGCCGATTGAAATGTCGCATCGCCTAAAGTAGCCGCACCCGTTTGCGCGGTGAATGCTACCCCCCCTACCGTAATAACATCGTCTGTCCCTGAGACAAGATTAGCATAAGATGAAATCGTAACCGTTGCAGTAGCCGCAACGTCTGTCATATCGGCTTTCACAAAGTCGTCAGAGACAAGTAGGGTATAAAAGTCACCCTGATTCGTATCTAGTGCGGTCTCTAGGTCTAGAGTACTCGACAATAGGATATAGACCTTACTCATGCCGGCATTAAAGAGTTGTTGAGCATTCGAGTTATCGGTTCGAGCCGCTACCTGAGTCATGTTAGTGCATTCGTAAATCGTTCCTACGTTTGCCTCTTGTCCACTCTTTGGCTTTGCTACTACGCAAGCTTGCTTAAGAAAGCCTGTAGACGCGGCCGGGGTCGGAGTGATTACCGTGATTGGAAAGACGTAGTCTAATAGAATTTTCATGAGGTCCCCTCTAACATAGTTAACTCGGTTAATTCCCCGTGAGCCGGGTCATAGTCTCCTGAGTAAAGATAAACGAACCTTACCCGTCTCTCTGAAATGTTTTGTAACCTAGCCGGACTACTTGCCGGATTCAAATCTATATCGAAAAAGAAAAAGTTTTTCGTCCATTCGGGATCTGATTGATGAATCTTTTTATTAAAGTATCCGAAAGGCATTTTGTCCATTTGACTGAATACAATCAGAGACCCAAAGACTTTGGCGTATGCCTTACCGTTAGTGACTCTTGATTGCGCTTCATTGATTTCGATGAAAAGAGTATCTTGCTCAAACGAACCATTCGGACCCACACTAGGCGCGTCAAACGTTGTTTTTTTAAAGCCAAAGATATCCGAAAGTTTTTGAGCCATTTCATGTCGAAACACGCCGCACCATAACTTTCGCTTTGATAGCTCTGAACAATTGACCGGTATCAATCATGAATCGATTGAAGCCTTTAATCTTTGCAGTCAATCCCGTGTTCCTTCCATAGTCCCCTCTCAAGATAGGGTTTCGGACAATGGCCTGTAGGAAGTTTTCGCAACGCTTGGCTTGAGACCTTCCGGCGCAAAGGTCAAAGAATGACTTAGTGAAATTCAGAATGTCTTTGTTCTTTTTTGAATTGAACGGTCTCGAATAAAAGTTAATTCCTGTATTTGCCTGTAGGTGTTCAGAGACTTGCGCTATCGTCATCCCACTAGGCTTTCGAGATACTTTCCTAGTCGGACCGCCGGCGTAGCTTGTTAATGTCCCCCCCTTTACAGGGGTTTTGTGCGGACCGTCTTGCAAGACCCCAACTACGAAATCGTACTTTTCGAATTTCCCCTTGGCTTGCTTTTCGAATCGTCGATCTAATTTAATAGTGATGCTACTCATTCGAGCGCCGATCCAACAAAGATGTTCGACATTCCAGATATGTGTTGAGTAGTGACTTTGATTCCCTTAGCAAGAAAGTAGTATTGAAGCCTTGCCTTAGTCTCTGACACCGACTCTCTGGAATGCAAGAGTGTAAGTAGCGCGTTATAGTTGGCTATCTGATCAAGCGTATCCTCTAAGGTAATGGAAGTGAATTCCTCATCCGTAAGGGATTCACTTCCGATAAAACTTAGAATCTCATCAAGATAGTCTCTCATGAAACCTTAAGCTTGCAATGTCGCCGGTTGACGAATGACCGCACCGCTTGCAAGACATTCGAGCATGCAAGAACCCATTAAGAAATTGAACCAGTAATACATCTTTTCATTATTGTCCCCTTCGTCATTCAAAGCGGGAAGGACTGTATAGTGTAATTTCAGCATATCAAGGTTGGCGACTAGCCAACCATTTGCACCACTAGGAGTAATTCCACTTGGAATTTGAGCCACTTGGTAATTGTTTCCTAGCACTTCCGATAATGCACTCTTGAAAGGCTTCACGGCCGTTGTATAAAGTGAGTTGAATAAAGGTAGTGTGAGAGTTCCATAGAACATTAGAACTTTTCGTCCACTCACCCGATCGGCTTTAGTCGCCGTGGTCAATACCTTGGAATGCATGTCGTAAAGGTAATTGTTGGCAACGTCTTTCTGAACTTCGGTTGACGATTCAAGAATGTAGTTACTATCGTCTGACCAAAACAAAGAGTTGTTAACCATGGTTGAATTGGATGTTCCTTCACCCAATAGAAAAAGTTCGTCCATCTGGGTTTGATGTTCATCTAACACCTGAGAGACTACGTCCTCAACGCCTTGTTGGTCTTGTAGATTGGAAATCATGAATTGGTTAGCAAGGAAGTATTTCTTGAAAGTCTTTTTGGCTTCATTGACTGCAATCTGTTTTATTTCGGTATCCTTTGGCGTGATATGTTTAGTCCGAATGTCGCCAATAGTGCTTACTCGACGAAGTTCAGCTTTGCCGGCTTCCTCTGAATAGGATTGAGACTTACCTAAGAAGAGAGGGTAGATCGGTTGATAGATCGGGGTATACCCTTCCATGAATTCTTCTACTGTCCTTAAACCTACTTTATCTGTCGCCATCTTTAATTCCCCTTAGTTGTTTTTGAAACTTACTGAACTTGTTATGAACTTCTTTTTCATCTGTCACCGGCATGTCATCGCCCTTTTCCGGCGCCTTTGATTCATCAAATAATGATTCAAGATCGTGACTCTCTTCAGGAATCATCTCGGATGTCATCGCGTGGTCAATCAGGTCTGACGGCGATTCATCCTTTTTCTTTTTCGGAAAGATCTTAGACATTAAAGACCCCCGACCATATCGATTAGTGCGACTTTGACGGTTGTCCCGTCCTCTTGAATCCCGTCTAGAACCCCTGACGCGTAAGTAGCATTAGAGACCGTTGCGGCTACCCCGGCTTCGTTCGCAAGACCGGTCGCATCGTCAATCGATACAGCGGATCCTAGTACTACATAGGGGTAGTCCGCTACGGTAGTAAGCTTCACCGGGACAAGAGACCCGACCTTAAGGACCGAAGTCTTTTTGTGGTCTGATAAACTCTTGCCTAAAGATACGCCAACCCATAGCCCGTCAGCTTTAGTCACCGAAAGAACTCCGGATGAATTCAGTCTTACAGCGGTCCCGGCCGGAAAAGTATTAGGGTCCGAGTTGTAAGGCGTTGCGGCTCTATCTGAACTTCGAGTCGTTCCCATTAGCATCTTAGTCGCGTCATGACCCATGATTAGAGACCGCCCGGAAAGTCGATAAGGGCAACGCCAACGGCATTACCGTCCTCATCAATACCGGCATTGACGCCCGAGCCGCCAACGCGACCGCTTGCATATACGGCATTCACACCCGTTGCACCGGCACCCGATGCCTTAGCAATTCCAAGCGTGTCATCGATATTGACCTGAGTTCCAATCGTAGGATTCAATCCGGTAGTTAATAGAATTGGAACTCCAATTCCACGGCGGACTATTGCAGTACGTGCGGTATCCGAAAGATCTTTCCCGAGAGAGACCCCGATAGCTACCCCGTCCGCAACGGCAAGACTGATAGTCCCATCACTCTTTACGTGAACGACTTTCCCGGCCGCGATAGTCCCGGCTAGATTGTCTACAGTTTTAAAACTTGATTGCGTGGTTCCTAGCTGAACCTTGTCACTCTGATTAGACATTTTTTTCTCCTAAATAATGCTTTCGAGAAAGCGTCATTAATTTTTCTTTGTATTGGCTATCACCCGTAGAGCCATTACGAAAGCCATGTTTTGACCGGTTCAATTCACCGGCTTTTTTGACACGTCTCATTGCAGAAAGTGTTGGCTCAAAAAGGTTATCGTATATCTCAGTTGCCTTTTCCTCTTTGGAATTTTTCGTCAGCTTTAAATAGTCTGCAAGAATCGATTGCTGACTCGGTGTGAGAACTTCGTGATTAGCTTGTTGAGAGAAAAAAGATTGGATGATTGCCGCCTTGCATGCATTGGCTTTTTCCGTGGCGCTACCGTAAATCTCTTTTTCAGCTACCTTGAAAATGTCCGCTACGTCTTTAGGTAGCAGTGATTCATTCGTTTTAAGGAATTCAGCGCTACCCATATTGAACATTAGAGCCGACTCTAATTGCTTCGAGTCAAAGTTCTTTTTGATTTGATCATCTTGTTGTTTCTTAACCTTGTCACTGAGACTAGGGTCCGGACTATCCTTTGGCTTTGACCATGATTCTTTTTCTTTTTGGAGTGCGGCTATTTGATCTTTCAGAGACTTGATATCATCCTGTGGTGCCGGTGTTGGGATAGTCGGTGATACGGGTATAGGTGCCGGGGTCGCTTCGGTCATAAATTAATCCTTTCATAACTCAAGTTTTGTTTCCATTACTAAAATTTTCATCCCACATCTACAACCGTATCTTTCACCCGGCATTTCACCCTTACCTATCTGAAATTTCATACCGTACTTGAGTTGATGCTGGGGGTCCGGCTCATTGGCGTCCGATGGTAGCCACGTATAGAACTCACCGTAATATGAATCTTTGATTTCATCCGAGACTTGCTTAACTACCGTGTTTTGAACTCTCTGAACGAGTAGCGTCTTACCGGCAAGAGTATCGTCTAAGGCTTCGGATACCGTAGACCCGTCCTCTCTCTCAGCTTTGAATCGTTCTTTGTATTGTTTTATAGTCTTGAGTGCCGTCTTTTTGATTGCATCCTTCGAGATAAAATCAATGTCCTCGACGAATGATAGCGCCGTTTTGTTCAGAGTCAGCTTACCACTGACAAGCTTTTCGATCTTAGCGACCGGTGCAATCTTTTTTAAAAGATCGTTTGGATAGTATTTGATTGTCATCCTAGTCTTTTAAGGTCTCATAAAGTTGTTCGGAAGTTACATCCAAAAAACTTCTATTTTCTTCCGGTATCTTGAGTAGAGCACGCACTATTAAATCATCAAGAACTTTTCTCTTTACTGACTCAGGTAACAGCACGGCTATCTTATGATTTAAAAAGTCAGCTATTTTTTCGAAAAGATTAAAGTCTCTCATGTAGCAACGCCGACCCCTATCTCTAACGGTCTTACTTGAGAGTCAGGCTTCGAAGGATCTAGATCGAAAAGCTTATTTATAATGAGCCGTTTATTTTCCAAGGAAATGACATCATCGCCGGTCAATTCAAAGATCTTAATAGCTTCGAGCGCCGATCCAATTTGCCGGAAGTCGTTTGACTTGAACGTGACTACTATTTTAAAAACGGCCTCTAAGACCGGCTTCAATATTGAAATGAAGTATTGCTTAAGACCCCTTTCGACCGCTCGGGTATCAGCTTCGCCCGTGCTACCGATACCGCCCGTTTGTTCACCATTGATGTATGAGAGGGGTAGCCCTAAGTAGAATGACCGCTTTGCATCTAAGAATGCAATCGATTCTTTTATGGCCGATATGTCCGGACTTGAGGTGACGATTTCATCATTCTTATCTAAGAGGACGTCTCGACCGTTGGAAAGCGCGGTCGCAATGTTCTTAGCTTGCGCTATTGCAATACTCGAATCGGCTAGAGAGACGCTACCCCGCATGTCGCCCATCTTGAATTGTATCGCCTTACTCAAATTCATGTTTTTGTTCAGACTAGCGACTACCCAATACTCCATTGAGGAATAGAGCCTTACCATATCGGTCCGGATGTAAGACTTGAATGAAACGTAAACCCCAATGCTAGATTGTCCGTTCGCTTTGTAGTCCTCTTTAATTTGCATCGACTCTTGACTCGATGCCGTCCGAAGCAAGTTAACACTAGGGTCGTAGATCAAAAAAAGGTCTCTCTTATCGGACATGGCTTGAGCCAAGAGAGTAATGAGCCCATGGCTAGATTCAGACTGTAAGCAATTGTCCCATAGCAATGGAAAGACTGTATCAGGGACCCCCTGAGTACGTTCCATGCAATCGGTTAGGATTTTCGAGTAGATATTAAGTAGGTCCGATTCCACGAAGGAATCGAATTTCATACCTAAGGGAAAGATTTCAGGTAGCTCGGTGTTTGAAGAGGTCGTAGTCCGGAATCCAAAGAGAGTGCTTAGGCTTGTCATCGTTTACCCCTAATGAGCCCGATCCACTCAAGGCATGAAGCCAAGGAATCCGGTGCATCGTCATGCTTTGACTTATACTCATACTTTATTACTTGATCCAAGTAGACCCTATCACTTTCTTTCGAGAGGTGAATCAAATGTGCAAAGGTCCCGGCCGACATAATGCGGCTATGCTTATTCGTGTTACTCTTCTTGCCCACTACCCCTACCCCAACAAAGACCGTCCTAAGAATTTCTAGAGGTTGGTCGCCAAGACTATTGGTCTCAAAACAAAGCCGCTTCACATTGAACCGACTCAGGTTCGCGGCCGTTTCATCAAGACAATGGTTCCATGCTTTCTTATAGGCAAACCCTACGACCGCTACCCCTTCCATATAGGCTTTCATGATTGTAATAGCGGTGTAATCGCCGCCCTCGAAGGAAGGGTCCATGAATGCAATAGCTGACTCCCCTAGAGGGAATCGGTCAATAGATCTTACAGCTTCGAATGGTGACCCCCCCTGACTCATGACTTTAAGAAAGTAAGACGCTTGGATCGATGCTTCGTCTACCCCGGCAAGCCTTTGAGCTACTAAGTCATGGTCGAGTTCGGGAATCGATCCGTGTGGCACTTCCATTTTCCTAAGCATGGGTCTCAGTGATTCATACAGGTCAAATTTGTGAACCGGTTGACCTATAATCAACACGTTGCCACACAATTTATTAATCTCATTGTAAACCCTTTGCACGTGCGTCCGGGTAGCTTCGCTCGAGTCCTCTTCGGTAACCGGGTCGTCCATTACTACAAGGTCCGGATGCCTACCTCTGAGAGTCACGGTCTTAATCGTTACGCTACTGACTGAGTGGTCCTTGCCTTTCAATCCGGATATCCTTAAACAAGAAGAGTTCTGTTTTTCAAAACTAACACCGTTCGCAATACATGCATTTGCTATCTCTCGGAGCATTGCGGCATTGCGTTCTTTACTCTTAGTGACTATAAGTGCACGCGTCTCAGGGTCTAGGTAGATACGGTAGGCGATTCCGAGTATGACCACGTAGTCAGTCTTACCGTATCCCCTAGATCCAAGAATCATACGCGCACCTTTGGAGTCGATACCGAATTGCATCATTTCAACCTGTTTTTCGAAAGGCTTAGGGTATCCGGCACCTTCACAAAACTCTCGAAAGGTTCTTTGTGAGAGGACTACCTGACTTTGAACATCGATAGGTTCGCCAACTGACTTACGCTTCGGAAAGATATAGCTGAGTAATTCGATATAGATTGAAGCCTTTGCCTTAGCTACATTGATTTCGTCGCAAGCTTCGTGGCAACGGATATCATCAAGGTCAGCTAGAGAATCAATCAACCCTTGAATTGGATCTAATCCCTTGTCCTCAAGAAGGTCTTTCAAGAGTAAGGTCTTTTTATTTGCAGTGCCCGCTTTTCGTCCCGACCCCGGTACTTTCCCCATAAGTTGTTTTTTGATTTAATCTACTTTAGAGAATTAGCAGATCTTGATTTTCCTATTATCTCATAGTGCATTATTTAATTCCTTAATTCATAGTGAATATTATTCTAGGGTCAAATTGACCTGATTTCCCGAGATAATTGCGTTGTGGCGCTTGATAATGCTTTACACTTCCTCTAACGTCTTTAAGGTCATTCATATATAGAGATGGTAGATAATAGACTTCGTCCGACTCTCTAAACCAAACTACATACCCTGACTTAGCGCCGGCTCTAGAATGCATGGCCATTTCATTCACTTGGTGCGGACATATCTTTGAGTGGGGAAATGAATTAGTTTCCGTGGTCTTAGTATCTATAAGAGCGGACCCCCCCTTGTAACTTAACACCCAATCACACGGCGTTTTTATCCTGACTATTTTATTCTGTCCTACGATTCGGCACCCGTCCGGAAACCGAGTCAGAGCCATGTCCGGAATGCGGCGACAATTCATTTCAAATAGATCTTCAAATAAATTCCCAAAGGCTTTCTGAGTAACGCCCATAGGTAGGAAAGATTGACATATTTGATTGCACTTAGCTAGTCAGGACAAAGACCATGATTACTATCCCTGTGAGAAAGCAAAGCGCTGATATCTGAAAGGTCCCTTCTTTCATGTCGTTCATCTAACCCCCTAACGTTTACGGACCCCCTGGAGACGTATTCAACCTACCCGGACTAAGATCACGGCCGGCAACGGCTAGATAAACCCCTATAAGAAGTAACAAAACAATCAAAGCTATAAAGATAGCGTCTCTAGTATTCTTCACACCTTTTCCCATAGCATACTATTCCCCTACCTAGGGTTTCCTAGATTGAGTGCATCTCAAGATGCTTCGTTGCCTATGGCAGTCACTCACTCGACTAGTCTTGTGGGAAGAACCCAAGCGCCTGTAGCGGATTCAGAGACAACGCTTACTGTATCTCTGACAACCTCTAATAAGAACCTCGGTACGAACCCACAAGACGAATTTCGCCTTGTCAGACCCTACTACTTTTAATCATCTCTGAAAGCCGCCAGACCATTCTAGCCCCTTGCACGTGAACTCGATCGCCTACTGCTATTCCGCGTGCGGTCCTTTAAGCGGTGAGAGGCTTTCCTTAGCCGGTTCTAATCACCACAAGCTTGAACACCTTCAAAGTAATCAGGATCGTTTCCAACCCTAGTGATTTGCCTTGTTTACGAGTGAGGCTAAATTATGCTCGGCTTTAAAAAGATTTGACTTAATAGGAGTGTTTATGGAATATCGACTTCTATTAAGTTTTTTTCTTAGCAATCAAAACTTAGACTGACGGCCGGGCAATGTCAACCAGACATCCCGGCTTTTTTATT